GCGTCGGCCAAAACATGAGGGGCCCGGTCAAGGACGAGGGCGGGAAGATCACCACTCCCGGCGAAGTCCGCGAGCTCGACAAGGAGACCGCCGCCTATCTCAAGGCGATCGGGGCAGTCGAGGACGCGCACTCCGGCCAGGAACCCGCCGGCAAGTCGAAGTAATTCCACCATCACGCCGGGCATCGCCCGGCAGGAAAGGAGAAGTGGCATGAGAATCTTCACCGATATCGTTCTTCTCGTGGCGTTCGTCACCATCGTGGTCTTCGCGCTCGCGCACCGCCGCGAGCTGATCACGATGGCCGAGAACGCCTTCACCGGCGCCCGGCTGCTGCTGAACCAGGCCTCGGCGGCCTCGGGGGCGTCACTGATCGACGCCGTTTCGGCCGCGAACACCGCCGCTGCCACCAGCGGGAGCGGCAAGTGGCTCGACGTGCGCCCCTACGACGGAGAAATGCTGGTCATCCAGCAGGTCGGGGCCGTGACCGGCTCGATCACCGGCAAGTGTCAGTCGGCGAGTGACGCCAACGGTACGGGTGCCGCGGACATCACGGGAGCGACATTCACCATCGTGAGCTCGTCGAACAACACCCAGAGCATCGCGGTCGACCCCAGAAAGGTCGTCGGCGGGTTCCTGGGCTACGTGGGAACGATCGCCACCGGGCCGTCGCTGGTCAGTGTTACGGCGTTCGGGAAAAAGCACACGGTCTGAAGGACGCGGCCTCGAAAGCGCTGCCTCGGCGGCGCTTCCTCGGGGCGCGTCTTTCGGCTCTCTTCGAAAAGGATCACATCATGCTAGGCAGCCAGGCATCGGCCGCGACGCCGACGTCACTGATCGACACGATCTCGATCTCCGCGAACGTCGCGAGCGGCAGCGGAAAATGGCTCAACGTCGGGCTTCATGATGGCGAGCTCATCGTGATCCAGAACGTGGGCGTGCTCACCGGCACCAATCCCACGGTCGCCGGCAAGCTCCAGAGCGCCACCGATGCGAACGGCTCCGGCGCGGCTGATATCTCGGGCGCAACCTACACGTTGGTCTCGGCGAACAACAACGTGCAGGCGCTCGTCATCGACACGAGAAAGGTCCCCGGCGGCTTCCTCGGCTATGCCGGAACCCTGGGCGGAACGGTAGGGCCGACGGCGCTGCTCAGCGTCGTTGCGGCCGCGAAAAGGCACGTCGTCTGAGGACATCGGGAAAACGCAAAGGAGCAGAGATCATGAGAGTGAAAGCTACGCGCGGGGTCTGCGTTGGCGTCGAGGACAACCTGAAGGAAGGCGATGTCCGGGATCTTGACCCGGCCACGGCGGACTACCTGAAGAACATAGGGGCTGCCGTGGATGCTCCGGAGGAGGAAGTCGCGGGCGTGCCCGCTGCCGAAGCGAAGCCGGCGGCGGAAGAGAAAGCAGCCGCAGCGCCCAGCGGTGAAGCGTCTGCCGGCGCCGGCGACAAACCGGCGGCCTAGCAGGTGTTCGCCGAGGACCTCGACGTCTTTTTCAACCCGGACGACTTCGCCCCGGGCGCGACGCTGCAGGGCGGCGCGATCGTGAACGTCATCTTCGACGCGGCGCACCTCGAGGTCCTCGGGGTGAGCTCGGCGAACCCAGTGGCGCTGGCGAAGGCCTCTGATGTCGCGGACAGCGACATCGGAAAGACGCTGACGATCAATGCCGTGGCATACACGATCCACGACCGGCAGCCGCAGGACGACGGGGCGACGGTGCTGCTGCAGCTGAGCAAGCCATGAGCGTCATGCTGAACGCAATCCTGTCTCGCGACAGGATGGCTCGAATCTTGGATTGGGCGGTGACGATCGGTTTCATGGCGCTCGCGGTCGGGGTCGTGATCCTCGGATTTCTGTCGGTCCTTCATGGCTGACCACGTCGCCGAGCAGATCGTTGCCGCGGCGAAGGCCGCGCTGACAGGTCTCGCCACGACCGGGGCGCGGGTATTCGATTCGCGCGTCTACCCGGTGAAGGAGACGGACTGCCCCTGCATCCTGATAGACCAGGGCGAGGAGCAGGTCGGTGCCGGCGAGCTTTATGGCTTCAGTCGCGCGGTCGAGCGCACGCTGCAGCTGCATGTGATCGCGAAGGTCGAGCAGAACGTCGACTATCGCAAGACGGTGAACCAGATCCGCAAGGAGGTCGAGATCGCGCTCGCGGCCGCCGGCGGGATTGGCGGGGCGAAGTGGGTGCAGCCTTCGTCGACGCTGCTCGAGCTCTCGGGCGAGGGAGAGAAGCCGATCGCCTCCGGGACCATGACTTTCGACGTTTTCTACATCACGGCGCTGAGCACGCCGGACGTGGCGCTCTGATCCGCTAGTTCCGTTTGCCCCGAGGCCCGCTCTTGCGGGCCTTTTCTTTTGGAGATCCCGAAATGACCTTCGCCACCGGCGTCGCAAAGCAGCTCAAATACAAGGTCGAGTCCACCTGGGGCACGGTTCCGTCGGCATCGGCCTCGCAGTCCCTGCGGCGCGTGACGTCGAATCTCAGCCTGAAGAAGGCGACTTACGAGTCGAATGAGATTCTCTCGACTTACCAGCGATCGGATTACCGCCACGGGATCCGCTCGGTCGAGGGAGCGATCAACGGCGAGCTCTCGCCGGGCACCTACAAGGACTTCATGGCGGCCGCGCTGCGGCGCGCCTTCACGGCGGTGACGGCGATCACCGGCGCCTCGATCACGATCGCGGGCACGGGCCCGACCTGGACGATCGCGCGCGCGGCGGGCTCGTTCCTGACCGACGGCATCAAACAGGGCCATATCGTGCGGCTCACCGCCGGCGGGTTCAATGCGGCAAACCTGAACAAGAACCTGATCGTAGTATCGGCGACGGCGACGCCGTTGACGGTGGCGTTGTTTCCGGGCGTGGCACCGCTGGTCGCCGAGGGCCCGATCTCCGCAGCGACGGTCACCGTTCCCGGCAAGGTCACCTTCGCGCCCTCGAGCGGCTTCACTGACCTGTCCTATTCGATCGAGCACTGGCATTCGGACCTGTCGCTCTCGCATGTGTACTCCGGCTGCAAGGTCAGCAAGATGGACCTAGCGCTGCCGCCGACCGGGATGGCGACCGGCGCCTTCAGCTTCCTCGGCAAGGACATCACCACCGCCGGCGCGGAATATTTCACCTCGCCGACGGCGCAGACCTCGACCGGGGTTACCGCCGCGGTCAACGGCCTGCTGGTCGCGCAGAGCGGCCTCGCAGCGAACGTCACCGGCGCGACGATCGCCTACGACGGCAACATGACCACCGAGCCGATCGTCGGTTCGAACGTCTATGGCGACATCGCCGAGGGCCGCATCCTGTTCAGCGGGCAGCTCACCGCCGTGTTCCAGGACGCGGTGATGCGCGACTACTTCATCAACGAGACCGAGGTCTCGCTCGCGATCGCGCTCTCGGCCTCGAGCGCCGTCGGGTCGGATTTCATTTCGTTCGCACTGCCGCGCATCAAGTTCGGCGCGGCCGACATCGACGACGGCGACAAGACTCTGATTATCACCCTGCCCTATACCGCGCTCTACAACTTCGCCGGCGGCGCCGGCGTGCAGACCGAGCAGACGACCTTCCAGATCCAGGACTCGCAGGCCTAGTTACTCCGAATTTAACCGCAGGTCCTGCGCGGATTCGGAGGGCATTTTCTGAAGCCAAGGAGCAGAAAATGACATGCATTGTCGCGTTGCGCGATAAGAACACGATTTACATGGGCTGCGATTCGGCCGGCACGAATGGGTCTTTTAGTAGACAGAATCGTGCGGATCCAAAGATCTACCGCGTAGGCAAGAGCTTGATCGGATTCACGAGCTCCTTCCGCATGGGGCAGCTGCTCGGCCACGCACTGACGTTGCCTGAACATCACTCCGATGTCGCGGTGGAAAAGTGGATGGTGACAAGTTTCGTCGACGCCATTCGCGGGTGTCTCAAGAATGGCGGATACGCAGAAAGAAAAGATGAGGTCGAGAAGGGCGGATTTTTCCTCGTCGCTTATCGCGGCAGGATCTTCGAGATTCAGAGCGACTATCAGGTCGCCGAGAGAGAGGAGCCCTACGGCGCAATAGGCTGCGGCGAGGACCTGGCGCTGGGCGCGCTCTTCGCTTCGGAGCATCTAGCGGATAAACCGCGCAAGCGTGTCGAGCTCGCCCTGCAGGCGGCCGCCGCCTTCTCGGCCGGCGTCTATCCGCCGTTCAGGATCGAAGAACTGAAGGGTTGAGATAGCCGTTAGCAGCCCTTTCGCAGGCGTCCAGACGTCTGCACCGGCCCCCCCGCCGGCGTGCGCCGAGGCGTTCTTCTCCTCCTTGGTGGGCTCGATCGAAGCGCGCTGTCCGGCGGGGGCTTTCTACACCAAGGAGAAACCGCAATGCAAGGCAACGGCAGCATCGACCTGTCTATCTTCGACACGAAGACGCAGGCCGACCAGGGCGTCGAGCTCGATATTCTGCACATCAAGACCGGCAAGCCGATCGGGTTCCGGATCCGCGTACTGGGCGAGGATTCCGCTTTGATGCGGGCGCATGTCCGCGCCTATCGCGAGCAGGTCCTCGAGCAGGCGCGCGAACAGATGCGCGGCAGCCGCACCCACGAGGACATCGAGAACGAGGCGCTCGAGCGCCTGGTGCTCGCCACGGTGGGCTGGACGGAGGGCGCGACCTTTTTCGGCGAGGCCTTCCCCTTCTCGCGCGAGAACGCGCGCCGGCTCTATACCGATCCGCGCATCCCCGAGATCCGCGAGCAGGTCGAGCGCGGCATGGCGAAGCGCGCAAATTTCTTGCCGGCGAACGGCACCGGCTCCTAGCCTTCGCCCGCCATGACTTGGAGCTCGCGGTGCCGCAGGCCGATGGATACTCCCTTCGCCAGCATTACGAGGCGGCTGCGCGCCAGGGCAATCCCGAGGCCGGACGCCAGCTCGAGGGGCCCGAGCTCCCATATCTGCACGCCGAACTGTGGGGCTGGTTTCTCGAGCTCGATCGCGCCCGCGGCCAGGGCCCTGCAGCGCTCGCGTATGAAAGCATCGAGGCGTGGGCGCGCCTCACGGGTCGGCGGCTTTCGCCGGACGATGTTGCACTGATCGTCGATCTCGATCGCCTGGGGTTCCAGGTGCGCGCCGAGGCGAAGAAATGATCCAGATCTCCGTGAAGCACGACATGTCCGCGATCGTTGTCGGGCTGGAGAACTATCGCAAGGAGCTCGTCGACGGCGCGGTGGTGCGCGCGCTCAACCGTACCGCGACGACGATCAGG